GATATATGTTGCTCACTCACACGCCCCAACGAACGGCGCGGCCTTTGTCACCACCAGCCTTACGGGCTGAGGTCATCCAAGTACCATGTCTCACTGCATCTAAAATATTTTCAGAGCGCGTACCCCAGCATAGATTTGCGAGTCTATTGTCCGCAGGGTCTCCGTTCAAATGGCGGCACTCATACTTATCGGAGGCAGGGCCAGCAAACGTCAACAACACTAATTTGTGAACACACTGACTATTCCCCCGTCCCAAAGCCACACTCAGATGACCGCTAGGCATACGACCCGGACGCAAAATGCGACCTTCGGCATAACGTCTAAAAGAGCGCACGCGCCCTTGATTGCTGACTTCATATCCGCCGTCATACCCCGGCACAAATTTCCAAATTTCCATAGCACGGTCTCCTTTTCAATGCCCACTCTTGCGAATGGACATCAGAAAGCAATTAAGCAGCTACGCGACGACGGCGCCCGGCTGGCGGCGCCTCTGGCTCTGGCTCACCATCCATGCTAATCCATTCGGCAAGTTCAAACACCGGGGTGTAAATCTTGCCGTAGGACTTGTGCTGATAGTGATCCTTCTTCAGCTTGACAACGGCGACGGGCTTGGTCTGATCCTTCTCGACCTGCTCGGCCAGCGCGGCGGCAATGGCCTGGACGCCACGCTTACCGCCGACCGAAGTCGTGGTGTAGCGCACTTCCATGCCCTTGTCGTCGCCCGACAGGCACTTAAGGCTCATGCCGATCTGCTGCTCCCAGCCACGCTTGGCCGATGGCGGCGCGTCTTCGATCTCCGGCAGCGGCTGGCTGACGGCAACCATCTTCTCGCCAAGCACCTCACCGTCGCCCCAAGCGATAAAGCCGTGGACGAAAGAGAAGGGATTGACGGCCCAGGTCGAGTCGTCCTCGACCTCGGTCTGGTCAGCGCCGAACACCCAATGGCCGGTCTTGTCCATCTTGAGGATGACAACACCGGATGGGCCAGCCGCCGACACGGCCATGCTTTTGAGAGCAGTGGAAAGGGTACTAATAGCTGGCAGACCAGCTTTGGAGAACACTGAAAGATTACTCATGATTACCTTTACGATAGTTTAGAAAGATGGGCAAGTCGTTTGCCCAACAGCAGAACCTCGGGGCGCGGGTCATCCACGCTTGCCAAGGTGTTACCCGAGGAGATGGCGACCACCACATCAGCAGGAAGGGCAATCTTGCGCTTTTTAAGCACCTTCTCAACCTTCGCTGGCGACATGATAGATGTCTCCATCACCTCAGATTCGTCGAGGCCCAACGCGAACAGGGCGACCTTGGCCTTGTCCTCGTCAGTCCATTGCCTAATCGCCCGCTTGGCGACCAGTTTGTACTCTGGCAGATTGGCCCCGGACTCCATCATGGAGAGCGCCAACTCTCGCAGGCTGGAGATCCAGGTCTCCAACAAATCCGCGTTTTTTAAGTAGGTGCTAATTTTTCCCGCATCTAAATTGTCCAGCTTGATGGCCAGCGCCCGGTCGGCAGCGCCTGTCATCTGGGGGCAGATGGGCTTGGCGGTGCAGAACCGGCAGTGATCGCCAACCGTAAGCTGCGCGTCAGGATAGGACGACTGCTTGACGGCCTGCACCAGATCGCGCTCGAACTGACGAATACGCTCGGGCGTGGTCACCCAGCGCCGTGCTGCTGGCGGCTGGATGATGACGCACTCCACCTCGGTCGCACCCTCGAACGCCCAGGCCGACTCTGGCGTCCGCATGGCAGCCGCAGCGTAGAACATAAGCTGGGCGTTCTCCTCGGCGTCGACAATCACGCCGTCACCGAACTTCCAGTCCAGCACAACGGCGCGGTTGCCGATCCGACCGATCAGGTCAGTCGAGCCGAACACGCCCGGCAGCAGATCACCAAAGCCGACACGGGTCTCGGTGGCAAAGTTCATCTCCTCCTTGGGGTCGACTTCGTTCAGCAGCGCCAACGCCGACTTCAGCTTCTCGCAGTGGTCGTCGTCCAACACGATGCCGTTGAAGGTCTTGCCCAGCAACTCGTACGTGCTGGCGTCGCCGTCGTTGACCAAGTAGTCGATGGCAGAGTGCAGGGCCGTACCCTCGGCCATGTACTTGTTCTCGGCTTGGGGCGGCATCTTGGCGACCAGCGCCACGCTGCCGGGGCAGGCCATCACACGCTTGGCGGTCGAGCCGCCAACGATCTTACTGTGCTGCATCTTCTTCTTTCTTGCTGACGGTGATGATTGAAGGGATATTGCTATACCGAGTGTCGATCTCGTTAAAGCTGTAGCCTTCGATGAGAGAGTTGGCGTGTGCCAGGATGACGCGCTCGATTTCGGCGCGGGTGAATTCGATCTTCATAAACTTTACTTTCGTTGTTACCCGGATTGGGTGAACGAATAGTAGCACGAAATAACCTTGTGCAAATATTTTTTTCTGTGATAAAGTTCGTCACATGGAAAAACACATTGAAGCCTACCTAGTTAAGCGGGTCAAAGCGCTCGGCGGCATAGCGTACAAGTGGCGCGGCCACGGCGGCGCAGCCGACCGCATCATCGTCCTGCCCGACGGCACGGTCTGGTTCGTAGAGGTCAAGACCATTGGTGGTCGGCTGTCTGCGCTCCAGAAGGTCTTTGCCGCCGACATGGCGCGGCTCAAACAGAAGTACACCGTGCTGTGGACTAAGGAACAAGTAGATGAATTTACGTCCCTACCAAAATGATGCGGCGGACTTCTTGTTCGCCAACGACCGCGCCATGATACTGGCGCCGGTCGGGGCAGGCAAGACCGCCATAACGCTGACGGCCATGCAGGCCATGCTGACCAGCGGCCATGTCAGTCGGTTCCTCGTACTGGCCCCCAAGCGTGTGGCCGTTAGTGTCTGGCCGACCGAAGCCAAACTGTGGGCGCCCGCCTTGCGCGTTAGTGTGGCCGTGGGGACGCCTAAACAGCGCGAGGCTGCGTTCAGATCAGTCAGTGAGGTGGTAGTGACCAACTACGACAATTTGCAGTCCTTGCCCGCCCTAAGTTTTGACGGCATTGTGTTCGACGAACTGACCCGGTTGAAGAACCCCAGCGGGGCTAGGTTCAAGGCGCTCAACAAGATGCTGGACTGCCCTGTAAGGTGGGGCTTGACAGGCTCGTTCACCAGCAACGGGCTGGAGGACGTGTTCGGCCAGTGCAAGATCGTCGATCAGGCGCTGCTGGGCCGCAGCAAGGGCGCGTTTCAGCAGCAGTATTTCTTCCTGGTCAACAAGGATTTCAACCAGTGGGAGCCGCGCCCAGGTGCGCTGGAGCAGGTCATGGAGCGCATCAAGCCAGCCACGTTCGTGCTGGAGCCGGGCGAGTACAAGGACAAGCTGCCCCAACTGCACACAGTGCCGGTGCGGTTTGACATGGTCAACCGCAAGCCTTACGACCAGATGAAGAAGGAGTTCGTGGCGCAGTTCCCTGACGCCCAGGCTGTGGCCGTTAACGCTGGTGTGGTCACGGCCAAGCTGCAACAGATGGCGTCCGGGTTCGTGTACGGCGACTCGACGGTCTGGTTCGACTCGACCAAGTTTGACGCGCTGGACGATTTGCTGGACGAGAACCAACACGCCAACACCATCATTGCGTACACCTACAAGGAAGAGTTGGCCGAACTTAAGCGCCGCCATCCTCGCGCCGTAACGCTGGACGAGCCAGACGCCATCGAACGCTGGAACGCTGGCAAGGTTGAGCTGCTGCTGGCGCACCCTAAGTCAGCAGGCCACGGCCTGAACCTGCAACATGGCGGCAGCAAGATCATTTTCTTGTCGCTGCCCTGGTCGCTGGAACTGTACGAACAGACCATTGGGCGCCTGCACCGCAGCGGCCAGCGGCACGACGTGTGGTGTTACGTCATGGTGGCGAACAAAACGGTCGACGAAAAGATATGGACGGCGCTCCATGACAAACGCGCCATTTCTGACATCGCACTGGAGGCATTGAAGTGAACCGACTCACACAACTGAAGGCAAGGCTTAGAGCAGCCCAAGCCGAACTTTTGATCCGCACCCGGACGCATAACAGCGCGTCACGGGCCTATAACAAGGTGACCGCCCATATCACCGAACTGGAGAAGAGAATTGCTGACTTGGAGAAAATTTCAAAGTAACCTGCCCAACTACAGTGAGGCTGATTTACTTGCCTTGCTGGATGAGGAGAAGTTGAAACACCGCAGAGTGTCAATGCTGGAGCGTATTCACCAACGCTATTGCACCTTACGCGCCAACCGGGAACGGCTGGAAATTTTGAAAGAAGGAAAAAAACCATGACATTGACGCAACAATTAAAACGAATCATCAGGCGGCTAACGCCCGTCGAGATGGCAGCAGCAGAACTGGCTGACGCCGAACTGCACCGCCTGGAAGCCCACACTGCGGTGGAATACGCCACCAGTGTTGTCAGCTACGAAGACGCCAGGATCAAGCGCCTGCGCAAGTTCTTGTCTGATGCGGAGAAAGCAGTATGAGCATCCTTGATGAGATTAAGGTCAACCGCACCCCGACGCACATTGTGCAAAGCGCCAGCTTGGAACTGAATCAAAAGACTAAGGAAATCATGGGTGCATACGTTGAGCGCCAAAGACGCCCTGGTGAAGTCAAAGCCCCAGAGAACGACCTGTGGCAGCGCGGCCAGTACCGCACCGGAGACGGTGACTACACCGCCCAAGTGCCACGGGCAGGTAGCCTTGTGGCTTTCAGCTTGCCAAGTAGGGGGAACAAGACATGACCAAGGATGACATCATCAAGCTGGCGCGGGAGGCTGGCATCGAGATAGCCGCCGATTCAAACGTGCGTGGCTTTTTTGACTGTATGGAACGCTTCGCCGCCCTTGTTGCCGCTGCCGAGCGTGAGGAATGTGCAAAGGTGTGTGAACAGTGGGATGCCACGCACCCGCAAAGACTGGCGGAAGCCATCCGTGCAAGGGGAACGGCATGACATGGCCTTTCCCAACCGAGTTGCCCCCGAACCGGCCTATCCCGCCGATGCCATTTAACCCTGCAAATCATGAGGATGCACCATGGTAACTAACACAGGAGGCCCAGCGTTTCCGACAGAACACACAGACACAAGCGGTCTTTACGACGGCATGACCCTGCGCGATTACTTTGCCGCGAAGGCGATGCTGGGGATACTTAATGATCCACACCGAGAAATAAACTACCCATACGACGCTGTTGCGTCTTACGCCTATTCCCTAGCAGACGCCATGCTTGCCGCGAGGGAACAGAAATGACAACACAACAACCCGATGCCCTGCGGCTGGCTGACATGATTGAAGCGTGTTGGGCACCCGGAAGCTACCCAGCCGCCGCCGAACTGCGCCGGTTGCATGATGAAGTGCAGCAACTTAAATCTGATTTAAGCGAAGAAGTTTTGATAAGCAACGCAATGCTTGAAGTGAAGGATGAGTTGTTGGCGGCGTTGAAAGACCTGTTGGCTGAAACTGGTGGCCTTAACCGCTCAGTTCGTGCCGCAATAGCAAAAGCAGAAAGGACAACGACATGAAAGACGATGACGAAAACCTTTTTGCCTACGGCTGGCTTGACACCGCTATTGCGATCATCTTGGCGCTATGCACACTCGCGGCGTTGTTCTTTGCGCTGGGGTATCTGCTATGAACGACGAAGCAGACACGCTGACGATTGTGTACCAGCGTGGTTTTGCAGATGGCAAGAAAGCAGCACAGCGCAAGCCGCTGACGAATGAGCAAATTAGCGCAGCGTCGAAAGGTCACATGACGAGAAATGGCTTTGCCCGAGCTATCGAAGCCGCCCATCAAATAGGAGTTGAAAAATGAAGTTTTATCCGCTGCCGCCGATTGATTTGGTGCGTGAACTGTTGAGCTATTGCCCTGAGACTGGCGTTTTTAAATGGAAAGTCACACTAAGCAACCGAGCAAAAGCTGGAGAAAAAGCTGGAGCGCCAAACACCAAAGGCTATGTGTCAATCAAAATCAATGGTAGGCAATACAAGGCACACCGCCTTGCATGGTTTTACGTCCATGGGGAAGACCCCGGCGATCATGAAATTGACCATAAAGATTTGAGCAAGGGTAACAATTGCATTGGAAACCTACGGCTTGCAACGCGTAAACAAAACAATGAAAACATGCCAACGCCAAAGAACAATACATCAGGAATTCGCGGTGTCAGTCATCAAAAGCAAGACAATATTTGGACGGCATACATCTACCATAACAAAAAACGTATTCATCTTGGAAGTTTCAGAAGTGTTGAGTCTGCCGCTTTAGTCCGCAGGAAAGCAGAGATTCAGATGTTCACTCATTCCGGCATTAAGGAGCAACCATGACTGACCTAAAACAAGCCGCGCAAGCAGTGGTAGATCGCTGGGACTCGCTGTCGTGGAGTTGGAGTGAGAAAACCCCAACTGCTAATTTGATAGCCGCTCTACGCACCGCGCTGGAGCAGGAGCAAGCCGAGCCAGTGTCTATGCGTATGCCAAAGGTAGGCGACCGGGTGATTTGCCTTGAAGACGAAAGCCTTGGGGAGGTTGTGTCTTTGACTGCTGGTGGATCGCCAGACATTACGTTTGAGGATGGCACCCGAGGGACATATTTGTTGCGCGAGTTTGCCGAACTTTTTGGCTATGTTGCCTCACCCCAGCAAGACGAACCACCCCAGCGCCAATGGGTAGGGCTGACGGATAAAGAAATTGAGGCTGTTGTTGAGCAAGTTGCAAATGGGAAATTAGTTGGAACAGTGCAAGAATTCAGAATTCGCTTTTCGAGAGCCATTGAAGCCAAACTCAAGGAGAAGAACACATGACAGAAGACGAAGCCTTTGAAGATTTGGAGAGACAGATAAAGTACCGCCTGGACAGCACCAGATCAACAGTGGTAGCTGATGATTACTACTGGATTCCGATTGACCAAAACACACCGACTGGCATGAAAGTCTTGTTGCTTGGCAGGTCAGGCGTGGCTACGATGGGACACTACGAAAATCAGCCTGGATCGCAGTTTTGGACGCATTGGGCTCCATTACCGAGAAAACGCCCTTGAAACGTCCCACCCAAAATCTTGAAGTGGTGTACACAATCAAACTCAGCAAAGAACAGCGTATCAAGCTATTACAGCTTGGTGGGCCACAATGGATAAGGAATCAAATTGAGCGATCTACCAAACTTCGCAGCCTGGGAGCGAACGACATTGGACAAGTTTGCCCTAGATGCTTATTTGAGGTTACAGGCCCAGCAGGAAGCACTTGAGCAACTCAGGGGTGATCTGCGGGATGCTATGAACCTGCTCAGGATAAAAACAGTGAGCGTTCGTCCTGTCGACGTTTAACTAATCCTGGGAGAATTTTGCCACCCCCTCTGGTGAACTTCAGGAACTCATTGGAGGCTTCTTCAATCTCACCCCTAAGAACCTTCTGACGGAGGGTGCTACGCTGTACGCCTCCCAGACCAAGGTTAAAAGCAAAACTGACAAGAGCATCATTCTGACCTGGGGTAAGCACCACAGGAAAAAGTTTGGTGATGCCAGTCTCAAATCGCTGGAGATCAGCACTAAGGATTCCATCTACTTCATCCTTGGAAAACGTCCGGTTATGTTCTGGCTCCAATGAATAAGAGTCTCTTTGATCCAAAGGTAAACGACCCTGAATGGGATAGAGAACATGGCCTACTCCTATAGTCCAGAGTCGAGCAGGGCAACGGTATGGCTTGTATCTGACACCTTCATGGTGCTTGATCATGTCCTTGCACCGTTGAGAGACTTTCAATCTTTTCCACCTTTAAATGCCCTGCCACCAAAATGAAAGCTAATGATCGAAGCAAAGATCAATTGGGTATCGGTATCCCACAGTTTCTCAATCAGCACATCAAAAGAGATCCCATGATTCCAGGCATAGACAAACCCACCGATCTCAACAAAAGCAAACAGCAGGAAGAAACCGTATGTCAGCAATGGACGTACACCTGACCGTAGGTTGACCATCCACTGTGATGCACCCTGACCTATGGCAATGTCGTGAGCATAGATAGCAGTGCGTTCCGATGCCTCTGCTTCTATCATCTGGCCTTCTATTCTGATCTCTTCTACCCTTTGCTGTGCTTCAAAGCCTGCTTTGCGGAGTTCTAGTTCACGCTCGATCTGGAGTTGAGCCATTGCCATCTCATGCTTCTTGTCAGCACGGTCCTGAAAGAAACCGAGTAGCTTTGGTAAACCACCAGCCAGGAAGCTGATCAGGGTTGATAGTAGGGTCAGCATGATTAGCCTTTCAGATCAAAACTAAGATTGGCATGGCGAGGATATTGAACGACTCGCTCACCCTCGGGGCATTTATATTTGATCGTTGCCAGCAGTGTGGCTGTACCCGGCGCAATCTTCTCTTTTTGCACCATCGTTAACTGGTAGGTAAACGTGTCAATCTGTGGCCCTGCTGGGCCGCTGAACTTGCTTGCCGTTGTCGTTGCCTCATGCACCATGCCTGCGGCATCACGGACACTTGGGGTAAAACTCTCTACTGAGCAATCATCGCGCTTTTTGATTCGGGCCACTGTGACGTTGATGGGCTGTCCAGCGGCTGCTGTGATCTTAAAATGCTCTGGCGCCCACTCCAGAATAGCCCGGTCAAACCAGCCAAATTTATCGGCGAGGGTGTAGCCACCGCCAATGGCTGCAATGCTTGCTGCAACGGCTCCTATGGCTTTTGTAAGGTCAATCATTTTTTCCAGAATTGGACAAGCGAGAACACCACCGCAACAGCTGCCCAGACGCCAACACCACGATTTACCCACTGGTCTATCTTGCGGTCAACGCGCTGCAATGCAGATTCATGGATGCCAATCTTGACTTCCACGTTACCAATGCGTTCGCCTTGGGTGGCTTGGCGTTCCTCAAACAAAATCAACTTGCCAACAGCATCGGTCAGCTTGTCAACCTTGCTTTCCAGGCGTTTGAAATCATCGTCAGTCATCTGAATGTCCCGTTGTTGATAGCGTCCATCATCGCCTTACCGTACCTTTCCACCGCTTCCTTGGTGATGACGTACTCGCCGTGCTTTAGCGCCCCGTAGCCATCGTCTGGTGCAGGAGCGCGGCCCATTAGGCGGTCGGGTGTGACCATGCCGCCTTGGTTGTAACCCAGATCAGAAGCAGATTCAGGACTGCCGCCAAATTCACCAGTGCCAACGCCGCCACCAAAACCGCCACCAAAGCCAGCAGGACTGCCACCAAATCCGCCGCCAAAAGTGTCCAAAGCCGTTCCGGTAACAGATGGCTGCGACACTGGTGAACTCATAGCTTCATAAGCCATAGGGGCCAAACTCGTCCCAGTAATACTTGGTTGCTCCATTGGGCCACCAACGGTAGGCCCACTAAAGCCTAGCCTGTCGCCGCTGTCGTCAACGTAATTATCAACGGTTGGCGCATCGTACAAGCCTTTCTCACTCGCCTGAAACCCTTGTCTAGCCACATCCATTGCTGCATTCGCAGGCGCAAGCTGTGAAGCCTCGTAGGCGGACATACCTGCGTTGGCTAACCTTCCAATGTTGAACGCCGTACCAACACCGGGAACCATGCTAAGACCAAAACGCGCGCCGGGAGACATATTGTTATAGAAATCCCGAAAGCTAGACCGATCCTGCGCTGGGCCTAGCCCCATTGGGCCAGATGGCGGGGCGTTACCACCGCCCTGATAGCCCTCGCCACCCATCATGTTCTGCCGCTGACGCTTACGCAGCATCTCGTTGAAAGCATTGAGGTAGTACATATCAAGCCTTGGGTGTTACTGTGGGCCTATCATGGCGTTTTGGTTGGGCTGATTGGTAAATGTTGGCAAACCCATCAAAGAACGCAAAACTGCTTCATTGCTACCAGCCAGCGCGTTAACGCCCGGACGATTGTAAGTTGGGATAGCACGGTTCTGGGCAAACGGAGACATCAAGTAGCTTCGTGCTGCGCCAGAAATAATTTGCGGTGCCAATGCGCCAGCAACAGCGCCCATACCTGCGCCGTATGGGCCGCCTAAAGCGTTGCCGCCTAAACCTCCAACCCCCATGCCAACGGTATTCATCATGGTTTGAGCGCCGGGAGTTCCCATAGTTCCTGGTGGCGTCATAACGGGCCGCGCAATGTTTGCAAAACGCGCTATCAAATCCAAGTCGCCGCTAAAGTATCGGCCTCTGGTCTGCAAATCATTTGCTAATGTTCGCGCATTAACAGACCCGCCACCTTCCACAATTGCATCTTCTACAGAATGACTAATTGCCATTCTTTGCCGAGAAGCGCGGAACTGGTCTAGCATTGCTTGAGTGTTGGGGTTGCCTGCTTGGGTTAATTGCCTTTCAATCTGGTCTTCCAATGCGTTGCTGATAGCGCGTTGAGCCAAACCAACAGAGGCATTGTCACCGCCAGCGCGAATATTTGCTCTGGCTTGTTCTCGCAATGTTCGCGTAGCTCCAATTGCGTCAGCCGAGTTAAATTGACCAACACGATAACTGTTAACCAAATTTAACACTGGTTGAGGAATTGCGCCGGGGAATGACTGTCCGGGGCCAGTGTACGCAGCCAACACATCGTCAAGCGCAGTGTTAAATTGCGGGTCTGTAGGTACAGCGCCAATACGGTTTAATGGCTCATAACCTAGTTGGTATTCGTCCCTACGAATTTGCTGCATATTGGCGCGGGTTAGCGGATCATTTGTGCCAATGCCAGCCGCTCGTCGTGCAAGCCTATCAGTAACTTGTTGGTTTTCAACCGATGCTTGTTGTTGCGTTCGCGTTTTTCCAGCAATACGCTCCAACAAAACATTTTGTACGTTAGGCGTTACGCTCCCAGGAGTTGTCAAATAGCCTTCAGCTTGCGCCTGCCGAATGGTCAAATCACGAACTGCGTTGCGTTGCTGCTGGGCTTGTAAGTTGGCTTGTTGAGCGCGAGCAGCGCCAATGGCAAGCCCAGGCACCGCCATAGACGTAGCAGCCCCAAACAACGGCTCTCCAGTAACTTCAGTAACGGCCTGACCAGCAGCCCCAGCACCACCACCCACAGCAGCCATAGTGCCTGCTGCGCGAGTTTGCCCCATCAACGTAGGCGCAGCGGCGCGTATGGCAGATGCACCGCCCAGCAACCCGCCTGTAGCCCCTTGAATCGTAACGTCCAACCCTCGTTGAAACGGCGTAGTTTCGCCTTGTGGCTGTTTAATAAAGCCAGCACGTTGTAAGGCTGACGCAACAGGTTGCCGAGGTGCTGTTACCTCTGGTGCTAAGTCTGGTCGGCCTGCCGCAGTCATTGCTGTGCCATAGCCCATTTTTGCAAGATTAGCAATATTTTCAGGCGCGGTAAGAAATACATCCGCAGCGCCTGCCAGTGCTTTGTATGGCGCACTGGTAATGATATCCATCGTAGACGCCTCGCGTTTAGGCGCAGGCATTTCAGACGGAGCGGCTTGACCAGCAGCCTTGGCCTCTAGTTCAGCTATCCTACGCAAGGCCATCAATTCTTCGCGGGGATCCATTATTTTTTCCCCCCAACTTGTTTACGCAGTTGATCTAACTCTGCTTGTTCTGCTGAAGACAATCCGCCAGCCGCCGCTGGTGCTGGTGCAGAGTACTTTTTAAGACCTGGGCGATCAAACAGTGACTTGCCACCTTCACCACCAAACCAAGCGTTTTCAGCGCCGTCATAAGTTTTGTTGGTTTTGTACCAGCGATCATAAAAGTTGCGTTGATCAATATCTCGACGCAATAGTTCGCCAGCCATTGACAAAATAAACTCGTTGGCTTGTTTAGTCTTGCCCAACTGCGCTCCAATTTGTTCAATACGGCGAGCGTCCGATTCCGTCTGTGGGCCTTTTTGTTCCAACTGCTTTTGCAACACGGCGCTAATAGCATTTGATTGAAACTTTTGGGTATCAGTAGCAAATTTGGCGGCTTCTGGTACTCCTAACGAGGCCAACACACTAGCGCCTGCGGCAATTGTTTCTTTACCAAAGCCAGTATCAAAACCTTTGTTTAGCGCGTTTAAATTTACCTCAATTGACGGCAGCGTTCTAGCTGCAAGCCCAGCAGCTTTAGCAATGTCGCTATATTGATCAACTAACATCTTACCGCGAGCGCCCTGTTCGGCTCTTTCCGAAACCATAGTTATGTTTGTATTTGCCGGAGGCGCAAACTGAGTTTCTTTTTTAATTGCCGCCAAATAATCTGCGCGTCGTGGATCGCCCGGAGGCATGGCAGCTAGTTCTGATTGAAGTCTAGCTAAAGGGCTTGGCGCTCCTGCCGCAGGAGACAACCTAGCAATGTCTTTATCTAGCCGGTCAATGGTAGCTTTAACGCGAGGGTCTTGATTGGAGAGTGCCGATAGCCTTTCGCGTTGGGTAAGTTTGCTTTGCAGTTCTCCCGATACTGCTGGCGCAACCATAGCATTAGCAGGCGCGGCTGGTGCAGCCATAGCGTTAGCCATTGGCGCTGGTGCAGCAGGAGCCATAGCGTTGGCTTGAGGCATGGCCTGAGTACTACCCATAGCAGTGGCAAATTCTCTAGTGCTGGCTCGTTGTTTAAGCACTGCATCCAAACCCATAGCTTCGTCTTCTAGGTATTTTTGAAATGCAGTGGGTTCATCCGGAACTTCAGCTAAAGCCTGTTCCAACGAACCAAGACGGCTTCTAATTGGGCCAATGTCTGGGTCTGCATATTGCATCTGCACAACTCTACGAGCAGCAGCAGGGTCTTTTGAACGCAGTAGCGCGTCTTTGTAAAAAGCTAATCCTTGTGTGACTACCGCAGCTTTGGCAACCCGTTGCTTATCAGCCTGACCAGCGGCAAACTCCTGCTGGCGCATACCAAACTCTTGCTGTGCTTGGTCGGCTTTCTGCTGGGCCATTGCATTGGCCTGCATTTTCTCTTGGCCTTGTGAGTAGCCCTCAAAGAAATTTGTCGGGCCGCCTTGGTTAAGAAGTCCAAAATTAAGTGCCATGATTAGCGCCCCATGTAAGCAGGATCGTACATACCGCCGTACCCTGGCATTGATACCGGGCCTTGAGAACGCCCATAATTTCCAAACATATTGCTAAACCCACCAGACCCAAAGGCTTTTCCAATGTCGCCGTAGGACGATTGTCTTGCGCGTTCCCCAGCCAGCATAGCGTTGGCAGTGTTATAGCCTTGGTTTTGCATGAGTGGGGCAGAGCCAGTTACAAGTCTTTCCCCTGCTGTGGCTGCTAGTGCATTGGAAGTCGGGCCAAAGCCAGCTACACCAGCGGCGGCATTTCGCGCAACTTCTTGTCGTCCATAGAAATCTTGGAGTGCCCGACCATAATCTTGCGTACCCATCTCTTGGCCGTAACGAGTTGCCGCCTTTAACGCACTTCCAGAAAAAATTCTGCCTTCTCGCGCTGCTGTTCTGTCCAATAATTTCTGGCCTTCTGACAACCGAAACGCATAGCCTGGGTCAGTTCTAAAATCAGCCATCGTAAAGGGCCGAACATACTCGCCGCCTGCGGCAATGCCTTTTAGGTAGCCCGGAAGCGCATTGACGCCTGCTTGATAGTACGGTTGCTGCCTAGCAATGCTTTCATCGTACATCCGTTGTTGCAACGCCAAAGCACGGTCGCTAGACGCATTTGCAATCTGCGCCGCCTCACGCGCAGCACCCGTTGCCCCGCCGCCGGTAGCCTCATCAAGACCACCGCCAAGGGCAGCGCCCAGAGCAGTGCCTGCCGCTGACTCATTGCCAAGAAAATATCCCGCCGCAGCGCCTAATAGTTGACCCCAACCCATAATCGTTCTCCTTGTTACCTAACCTAAGTCGCAGGAGTTTGCGCTGTAAGCAAACCGTTTGTAAAAGTCATGCTGCCGTTTGCGCCGAGTGCAGTCAGTTTAGCAGTCACGATTGTGGCGCTAACGCCAGCAGTGGAAGTGCCTGTCCCGCCATTGGCTATTGGCAGGATACCACTGACTTGCGTAGTCAGACTCACCCCACTCAGCGTACCACCAAGGGTCAAGTTGCCTGCTGTGGTGACCGTACCTGTCAGCGTGATGCCGTTGACCGTGCCAGTGCCGCCTACGCTGGTCACCGTGCCAGCACCCAAGTTGGCCCTAGCTGCTGCGGCTGTCGTAGCGCCAGTGCCGCCGTTGGCTATTACCAATGTGCCTGCCAGCACCACCGCGCCAGTTGTTGGGCTGCTGGGGGTAAACCCAGTTGTTCCTGCGCTAAAACTTAACAGGCCGCTAGATGCCACGGTTATCGTCCCTGCGCCGTTGGTCACAGTAATGCCAGCGCCAGCAGTCAAGGTGTTAAGCGTGTAGCCCGTGCCGTTGCCAATCAGCAGTTGGCCGTTGGTCGGAATAGTGCCTAACCCCGTGCCTCCGTTGATGACCGGCGTGATACCAAGGCCAGAGCCGGTGATGGTGTAGACGTTGTTGAGCCAACGAAACCATTGGGTTGTGATCTGACCGTCTTGGGTAAACATTACCCGAGGCGCAGGGATTTGGGTGACGTTTGCCATATCAACTTGACGTTGGACTTAACACCAACTCAGCGCCCATAATGGCGATCTTTACTGGGTCAGTACCGCTGACCTCGTAGACCCGATCCCTAGACGAACCAAGCCGCCGCCAGAACGTGCGGTATCCAAACTCACCAATCTTGCCCATGCTAGTCCAATGCTCACTTGACCAGGTGTGACCGCTATCGTCGCTCCAGCGCAGCATAACCTGCGGGTTGTAGCCTGGTGTGGCTAGGAATGATTCGGTGACAATATCCGCGCCGTCAATGTCTGGGCCGGTGTAGGCAAAAGTCACCAAGTTCTCACCCGGCAAGCCCAAAGACGGTTCAGTGATGATTTCAAGGCCCGACTCGGTTGCCAGATATTCCCAATCAAACTCAGCAATCAGTTGGTAGCTTGGCCCTGCTGGTGGGACGTTTGCCGACTCAGTAAGGATGCCGTCAGCAGTTTGTTCTGGCGTGACGCCCAGCCCTACGCCTGTTTCAGCGTCAAGTTGCAAGGTGTGGTGGGCTGTGCGTTTTAGGTTGTTCTGGCCTGACGGCAGCGCCCTCCATGAGCGTAGCCACTTTTGGATGCCGCCGTTGTCTGCGTACACATCCAAGTCAAAGGCATAGATGTTGCCGTTAACGTAATCACCAACCAAAATCTCACTGTTGAACGCTATCTGGCAGTTTGACCTGTGGCGCATGAACAGGCCGTTGTCAAACCCAGCACGTTCGTGCCACGCCTGCGTAGACACATCGTAGACCCAAGTGGCGTTGCCGGTGGGAAATGTCAGGACGTAGAAAGCATGGCCTTCTTGCTGGTAAGTGTAGGCAATAGCGTCAGAAATGTCGCCGTACTGGGCAATGGCAAACTCAATGGCGTGGGTGCTGACCCGAGTGCCGGTGTAGCCATTGGCCCGGTAAACGATGCCTTGGCCTCGCGCATCTGCGCCTAGCCAGAAGATGCCGTTGTCCAGCTTGGCAACAGAGAAGGTTGCAGCGCAGCCAATCTCATTGAACGCGCCCTGAATGCGGGTCATGGGGAAGTCGGCAGCGCCAGAGTCGTACCAGACCTCGACTGAGTTAGTGCCAAACAGCCAAATCTGCCCGTGGTCAATGATCATACTGACCAAACCGTCAGGCGAACCCTCGGCACTGGCAAAGTCAAGCGGGTCAACGGAAGATCCATCTAGCAGTTGCGTTACCCAGAATACCTGGCTGTTTGGTTGGATGAAGACAAAGTAACCGTCCAAGTAGCCAACTACCAACGCGCCAGCAAAATCAACGTCTGTGATCTGGGCAAAGACTGCCGTGCTGCTGTTGTAAATGTACCCCGGCCCATTGGCTGCGATAAACAACTGAGTGCCGTTGTCGCTCATGCTGACCGGGCCAGTGCCTGCTACCGTGCCGCGCAAGGTGGCTACATAGGCCGTGGTGAGGCTGTAGAGTTCCGTGCCACTAACCACATAGGCAATGCCGTTAAACGTCCACAAGCCCCGTATTGGCCCTGTCCCAACCGTCACCAGCAAGTCAAGCCCAGGCGCTCGGTTCAGAAACCCGCCTGTCTCCCCTCCGTCTGGGACAATTTCTGGGAACAGGTTGACCATCCTGTTATCCGCAGCATTGACGCTACGGGCAACATAGGCCGAACCAAGGATAGGCGATTTCATTAAGCAGCTACAGCTTTGATAACGGCAAAGTTAAAGACCGGCGTTTCAGTGGTCGTGCCGCCAGTAGTGCGAAATGTGAGATTAAAACTTCCTGCCGCCACTGCCGTCACCATCAAGTCGTACAGATCCGTTCCTGACTTTTGGTTCAAGATGATGACATCTGTTGCCGCTACAGTGCTGTTGGTCACGGTAAAGGTTGCCGCAGTCGTTGTTCCTGCTGCGCTAAATAAGGTGATTGCGCCTGTGGTTTTGTTCAGCGTTACACCTGTGGTGCGGCTGGTTGCTTGGGTAACAGCACCGCCAGCGCCTGTTGCGTAGCCAACGCCTGCCGTGCCAGAGGATGTAATTGCGCCCGTTGCTGCCAAACTTGTTCCGGTGGCTGCGCCAATTACTGGTGTCACCATAACCATGCCCGTGCTGGTACAGGCGCTGATGTTGCCGCTGGTCACCGTCCCCAAAGCTGGCGTTACCATTGTGGGGCTGGTAAACAACAGGGTCTTGCTGATGCTCTTGGTCGTGCCAGCTTGGACAAACGGAACAATGTCGGCAGCGTTGATGACGGTAGCAACGGGCAGACCGGAGATGGCAACGGTAGTCATAAAATTATCCTAGCAGTTATGCTATACTTCCATTTAACTTAAATGGAGATAGACTATGGAAATATGGAAACCTATTTTTGGGTACGAAAATTTTTACGAAATCAGCAATCTTGCCAACGTGCGGCGTGTTGGTAGGGCTAAAAAACTTGACGCCACAAAAATTCCCGCTGCAAAACAAATGTTTGAAAACGGTGCGTTGCTTCGAGAAGTTGCAGAATTTCTTGGCACTAGCAATGCTACCGCCAGCATGATTAAAAATGGAAAAACTTGGAAGGGCGACGCTGCGTACAGAAAAGTCAAAACATCTGTTGGCTCTGACCACTATTTGCGTTTTGCTGCGTGTAAAAATGGAAAATATACCAAAGTTGGAGTTCACAGGGCTTTGTGGGAAGCTTTTGTTGGGCCTATTGAAGGTCGGTTGGAAATCAACCATAAAGACCTTAACCGTGTCAATAACTGCCTTGACAATCTGGAACTTCTTACCCATCAACAAAATATTCAACACGCAATTGACGCCTACAAAGCCAAAGGACTGTTGCGTGCGGTAAAAGGAACCAAAGGATTTATTGCTGGAAAACATAGTGTTTATGATAACAAGTGACTACATATTGCCAGCGTAAATGTTGTAGCGTTGACGATTGGCAACTATGCCGTAGGGCATTGCCATTACATCGTCAGGGTTGTTGATGCGCTTGATGTTGCGCTTGGAGGTCATAGCAATTCGTTGCACCTGTGGGCTTGGCTCGACGCCAAACTCGGCGGCAATCTCACAGGCCAAGTTGAACCTAAAACATCGTAGGTAGCCTGGAGGGAAAGACAGCGTAGTCGCCAGCACTGCTGGCTGCGTCAATTCTTCCACCGACACGATGTGCCATTCCAGTGGCGCAGTAGGCACAGGGTACACCGTCATCGTAATGTCGGGGTAGCCCATGTTGACATACAGCACTTGCGGGTAGGTGCTGGTCGTGTTCTTGACAGCAATGCCGTTGTACTGCTGCTCGTTGATTATTTTGATGCCATACGAAGTACCGTTTGAGGTATCTTTGAAGTAGGTGGCATCGTCAACCAAGACGGGCCGGTTGCCCACAAAGTTACCTGTTGGGCCTAACGTGCGTGTAGCTTGATTTACAGGCCAAGTGAACACTTGGTCTTGCGTTGTGAACACCGACAAACGCTCAGTGTTCCATGAGTCGATCATCTGATTCATTGCTGACAGTGCGTCAGCAGAGGTAGCGGCTGAAGGTGTCTCCGCCTCTGCCAACATCCCAATCAGGCGTAACGCCCCGTTTATCTGGTCGCCAGCAGATGTGGTCATACCTATGCTCCTGCGTCAATAACCTCAACTCGGGGCCTGCCACGGGGACGTTTCATTTCGTTCACCGTGACAGGCTCTGCATCTACATCAAACCTCACCCAGCCGTTTTTTTCGTCATAAACGGCTTCTGCTTCCATACACGCAACTTTTGTCCCATGCACGGGGTGACGTAAGTAAATGACTGCCATCTAGCTTACTTCAAAAAGGCCGAGTAAGCAGCATCGCCAGTTTTCACAAAACGGTAGGTGTGTGCGCCATGACGGCCCACGGTTACCGAACCAAAAATTGTGATACCTGTGCCGGTTGTGACCGGAACAGTAGAAGAAGCACCAGAGTTGTTGTCGTTGCAAATAGTTAGATCAAAAGACGAACCAACTTTTGCGCTTGTGATAGCTGCGTCAAGCAACGCTGCGGTAGGCAGCGTTACAGTCAACGTAGCATCCGAGGATTTTTTGCAAACAACCAAACCAACTGCCACTTGATCCGCAGTCAAAGTTGTGTCGCCGGTCAAAGTAGCTGGGATGGTTTGAACCCCCATTACTGCTTCAAGTAGGTTGCCGTCACCAAGTTGTTGACCGCCTGCACCATTAGGGAGAGCCATGATAATTTCCTTTCAAATGAGTTAGATCAACCCCACAGACGGCAAGCCATCTGGGGACGAATAGTGCTGAAACCGTACAGTACGTCAATACGGCAAGGCATACGGTCGTTGTTGATGTCGTAAGCACGAACCACACGCATACTGATGCCGTTGTGGTTTGCACGAGCAGCCATGTCAACGCCCTGGGGCATAACGAGGTCAGCAGTAGCAAACGTAATGGCGTCCTTGTGGTAGATCATGTTTTGCGGATAGGCAGTAGATGCTGTACCAACAAAGGTCACGGCAGCGTTATCAGCGGGGAAGCTGTTAACGGTAGCCAAGGCGCTTGTGCTGGTGTAGATCGGTGGGCTGATTGCCATGTTTGCCAAAGCATTGCTAACGCCAGTTTGTGCGGCGGTCACAACAAATTGCTGTAGCGAACCAGTTGACTCACGGGTCTGTGGGTTAACTGCAAACACGTTTGCAATCGTAAACACATCACCAACAGTCACTGTGTCAGTCGCACCAGTAAGGCCGTCAATGCTGATGGTCGATTGGCCTTGGGTGCTAACAGCACCGTTAACCAAAATCGTACCAGCACGAGAGCCGGTGGTGTGAACCTTGATGGATTGGCTCATGTTGATTTCGTCAAAGCCCAACACGCCAGTACCCATCATGCCGTTCTTAAACTGTTTGCTGATGGTGTCGGTGGGATTAAAGAAACCAGACAGGCCGTTGACCAAGCCAGCGTTAGCAGCAGGGTTGACGGTAGCGTAGCGAGGAGCCATACCAGCAGCCGATTCGTTGAGTTTCTGCTGCGCTTGCAACAGAACCAAAGCGGTAGCGGGAGAAGTGCCGGGAGTGCCTACGGTGTTGAAAATGGCTTTGTAGGCATTAGCAACGTCAGCGTCAATGCTGGAGGCCAACTGCGAGATACGGGGCTTGAGAACCCGCTCTGCAAAGTCATCCAACTGCAAAGTCAACTCAGCGGTGGTGAAGTTTACACCAATGTGCTTTTGGGTAGAAACCGTCAGCGTGGTGCTTTGCTCGGCATCGTCCTGCACTTGCAGGGCTGCACCGTCAGTCACCAGAGCGCGATCAGGCAGGCGGATACGCAGGGTAGAGCCGATTTTGGCACCGTTAACAGCAAAGCTGTCATCGTACTGTCGGTTCACGTTGCGGGTGATTACCAGGTTGTTCTCAAGAATCTCAAGAGCCTTCCGAGTAATCATGTCAATGGTAAGAATACTGTTAGCCACGATTTTTCCTTAGAAAATAAATTAAAACTTTCGCGCCTGCAACGCTTTCATTTGTCGCGCTCTGTCGGCCTCAATCCACTGGCTGGCACTCATGGTCTTGATAGACCGTGGGTCAGTTGTGTCAAAAGACCCAGAACCCACCCCTCGGGCGGTGACTGGTGAAATCGGTTCAGGCGCACCAGAAGTGCGCTTTTGGACGGGGTTCTCGGCTAACCTAGCCTCAAGCCGTCCAATCTCTTTAGCCTGCAAAATAGGCGCTAGTCGAGAAATACGATCTGCCTCTTTCGGATTTGAGCCAAGGTGATAAACCAAGTCAGGCCCAATGTCCGACGATTGAATCGTCTGTGCCATCACGGTTGTAATCTTCAGGCTGGGGTTGTAGGCAACTTGTTCAAAATCGCTGTACTTAGCCCTAGCCGTTTCTTCACGCTCGTGATACCCATCAAGAATCTCAGCTTGCTGTTTCTGGAGTTCCCGCTGCTCAATCAGTTTGTAAGCCTTGGCTTCTGCGTAAGCATCAACCG